GTGGACTTGATGAAGAATTTCCCATCTATAAGATGACCTCCGGTCAACTTATGGGATGTGTATTTTCTTTTCCCATCTTATGTATAATAAATTTGGCCGTGTATCGTTATGCTCTTGAGGTACATACCGACCGAAAATATAAGATTCGTCACCTTCCCGTTAGAGTTAACGGAGATGATATCTTATTCCTAAGTAATAAAGGATTACGAAGGATTTGGGAACAGATGATAAAAGAAGTTGGTTTTGAAAAGTCCGTGGGCAAGAATTATGTCAGTCGAGACTTTGCTATCATAAACTCGGTCTATTTCGATACCACGAATATTGAAAATATTCGTAAAATTCCCTATTGGAATATGGGTTGGGTATCTGGAGAAAGGAAGACGGGTTTAGAGTCTTTAGATGGCAAAGAAAGACTGGACGATGTTTGGTGTATAAAAGACCAAGTGAAACAGACCAAACATGATTGGGCAGAAAGTGGTGAATTCTTATGTAATGAGAAGAATCACCTTCGAAGATTAGAATCAATTGACCGTTTTCGCAGACAAATAAAGTTCTGGCGGTTTCGTTCGATAATATCTTCGGGATACTCATGCATCGAAAGTCCGGGAGGATTAGATCTAGATCCTTTCTTGGGAACTTTGGGTTATGATGATGAGTTAAGTGGGACCTATGAAGAAGCTGAGTTCCTATGTTCTATATATCAGCTTTTAAATCTTGATCGTGGGCCTTCTCTCGGGCTTCCTGAGTTTCCTAAAACGAAAGTTCCGTGGAAACTCTGCGGAGTGGTGCAGGAAGAAGATCAATTTAAGGAGGAATTGCTTCTGGGGCCTTGGGCCCTATTACGTCTCAGGACGAAATATTTCAGAATGCGATCTCCTTATTTGAACCGAAAGATTTTGGATCAATATAGGTCTTGCGAGTACCGTAAGATTATGAGGGATAGTAAGAACGCTTACGTCTCTTTAGGGCAACTTTTGCAGTAAGGGCCAAATGTCGGCATCCTCTAGGGTAACCTAGCTAGTTGAATGGGCAAACTCTAACCTGAAATAATGGGGCGAGAGCAAATAAAGGAACCAGTCATTAGTATTAAATATTAAGTATTTAATTTAAGGAGGTTAAGGCGAAGAAACGAATTTGGAATGACACTTATTAGACACCGGAGCCTGTTTGGATACAGGTTGTTTCAG